GGTTTCCCAGTCACGATCTGGGGGGGCTATGTTATTTGTTGTCCCAATCGTCTGGGAGTTGGTCTTCCCTGCCTGTACGTTGGCTGCTACGTTCGGTCCCCCTCCCGTAAGGAGGCTTAGTGGGCCGCTGCTGCAACTTACCATAAGCATCGAGACCAAAAGCAGCAGTAACATACGAGAAAATTGGCCATACGAGTATTTCGATAATCTGTACATCTTTTACCTCTACTATGTAGACTAACCATAAGATCAGTACTATAGCCAACTCTCTCTTAAACGTTTTCATTTTGTCCTCGCCATATCATCTAGGATAGTACGGATAGACTTGATATTCTCGTCTATACGACCGAGAGTGATAGCTTGGCTTTGCACGATTTGTTCAAGACTAGTTGTACGTGAATCAAGCCTCACAAGGTCTCTTTGGTTAGAGTCTACATCGTTGCGTAGTGTAGCTACAAACCAAATAAGGGCAAGGGTCTGCATCATAATAGCAAAGATGAATGTAATGGGGACACTCCTAGATAGGTGCCACTGTGGGTCTTGACTCATCACGGATATACCTTTCGAGAGAGTTGATAGTGTGGTCCATCTGGGAAACTTTTCCAATCTCCTCCCCACTCAAGGTCAACTTCAAGTTCCTCAGCAGCTTGCTTCATAGCCTCAGCAATAGGGTAGAAGTATTCCCACTCCCACGAGATAGGCCAAGGTGCAATGTCTACAGCATGGCCTGTTAGGTGACGTGAGTTAAGTGTGGTAGTTGCACCCTTACGGTACAACTCACGTTGACGGTTAATGTTACGGACACCTTCGATTACACTGAAATCTTGCTCAGTGATCTCAATGGCACGTTTTACTACAGCTACAAGATCAGGGTGTACCCCCGATAAGTTCTGTAGGCTTCTTTTACCTAGTGTGTAAGCCATTATGTCTTCCTCCCCTAAGGTTTTCTGGTTGAGCGCCTTACAGTGTCGCTATGCAAGGTAGCTGGCATTTGCATAGGGTCCTTTTGCGTTCAGTGTGATCGTTACTGTAGTACGGTCGTCGTCTAGGTCTGAGGTATCTGGCTCAAAGGTTGTAAAATAATCATCCCCCCCAAACTCAAAGATACCTTCCGTTATTGTGTAGGAGCGGGTTTGCGTAACGTTAGTTACAACCAAGCTGCCGCTTTGTAGGACCGTGGTACTCCCACCCTTGATGTGCCTCATTTCATAGGAGGTGGTGTAACCACCCTCACTACCTGCGCCAGCAAACTCCATAGAAATATTCAAGGTCACAAGGTAAAAACCAGCGGGTAGGATAATATTAGCACTTGAGAAGGTTGTGGGGCCAGTGCGAGGGTCATAGACCTGTGTCCATGTTGTAGTCGGTATGGATTTCTGCTCAACCTGTGGTACCGCATTAGCCGCCACTGCCTGTGCCAACCGCTGGCCAGACACTTGACCAAACACCGTGGACGCATCATCCTCAGCCTGTGCTTGAGATAACTCCGCAACACCAGCGGGTGTAAACGTGTTTGTAGACTGATCTAGTGTCCCAATGTTAATCCAAGCGTCATCGGCCTCAGACCTCATCTTTAGGATGTTGTTGGCCGTATCATACCACTGCATGTTTGCATAGGTTGTGGCGGGGGCCGTAGGCCCACTGTTCATACTACCAAGAGCTTGCAAGGCACTGTTAATGTCTGCACGAGTGGCAGGGAAACTCTGGTTAGAAATTACTAGGTCATTCTGTGACATATTAGTTATACTCCACGTATGCGGTTAGTGCAGAAATTGAAGGGGAAATCCCACTAGATTTTGATGACAAAACAACCTTGAACCTAAAGGCTCTAGCAGAGATGTCGGCCACCTTGATTGGCGTGTAGTCCGACCAAGTGGGGGAACCAGTTGGGTCATCTTGCGTAGTAGAAACTAGGGTTACTACGTTTGTATCTGCGAATTGGCTGTTACCACCAAGGTCATCAAAAAGACCCACACCATCGTCAAAAAGACCACCTTGGTCGTCAAAAAGACCCGTTGTACTATCATAACGGTTATTCACAGCGCTGATATAGACACGACACCTCTTGACTGTGTTATCGCCTGTTTCTATATAATCGCTGAACAAGTATTCCCCAGTGGATGGTGCTGTACCATAGGACGTAAGCCTTAGTTGACTTGACACAACCTCAACGTTAGTTTTACTTCCCGTGAAGGTGGTGCTGTCTGTGAGGCTTAAGGTGTTAGCCAGTGGTTCAATGTCGGCTACAGGTACAACTACTGATGTGTAGTTAATTGAGCCAATACCAGATTTATCGTAAGCTCTTACTAAGTAGGTGCCAGACCTAGCGGGGACAGACACGCTAGACGCTGGACGAGAGACCTTATCTACATAGGTGATAGAGTTGGCCCATGTTGCGTCAGACAAGTCTGGGGAGTACCTAATTCTGTAGAATGACAGGTCAAGATCAGGAACAGCATCCCAATCAAGGGTAATGACCGAACCGTTAACCTCAGCTACAAAATTAACCACGTCAGAGGGTGGGTCAAGTAGGCCAGAGGCGTTGATATTTGGTAGGTATTCCCACTCACCCTTAACACCAAAGGTGTTGATAGCTCTGGCACGGAAGTCATAGTCACCGTCCTCAAGGTCAACAGCCTTAAACTCCCCCAACTGACCTGTACCAAGGCTAATCCAAGTTCCTTCGGAAGATAACTTAAACTCTGCCTCTACGTAGTCAATACGTTGAGCAGAACCAGAACTAACCGTCAGAGTGATGATGTTAGTCAGCTTTTCACGAATAACTTGCGTTCTGGTTACAGCAGAGAGACCAACAGAGGGGACACTAAATGGAGACTCTAGGGCAGTGTTATCACGTTCGTAAACTACACCATCCTCTACTTCATCAAAGACACTTTCAGCAGTCTCACGTAGGGTCATGTTGACTTGTAGGTCAAGACCGTCTGTAAGACCAAAGTTCCAAGAAAGAACCTCGAACTCCTTATTAGTCCAGCCAAACCGAGTGTTGGTGAGGCGGATGTTATCACCTACCTGAACCTGCATAGTCCTAAGACCAAAAGCAGCAGTAACCGTAAGCTGTTGACGGTTACGTTCAAGGGCAATACGAGCTATACGGCGAGCCTCAATAGAGTTGTCTGTGAAAGGCAGGTCTACATCAGCAACAGACTCTTGGCCATTATCAGCCTCTAGGAAAGCAGCACTGTCCACTTGTGGGTAGTCAGTAGTCTGCCAGTTACTCTCTTCACCACGGAATGTACCTTTAACCACATTGAAGTTATCTCTACGGGAGTGTCTTGTAGCTACACCAATAGAAGAACGTAGGTCGTCCTCATTAAGGTCAAGTACGGGGGCAGTCCAGTAGGCTGGCTTCATACGCCACTTACCCTGAGCATACCACAGTGTGCCACCCATAGAAGTTAGGAGGTTGTTTATGACATCGTAGGGGGTAAGATCGGTAGTGAAAGAACCGTTACAAGTGTAGCGGGTTGTACCTGCATCTGTGCTGATCTCATTACAGACAGACACAGCAGTGCTAACAAGGTCATCATCAATATTGCCCACTTCTTCTGAAAGACCATACTTACTGACAAGGTAGTCCCTTAAACACAGGGCAGGGTTATCAGACCAAGCTGTAGTATCTGTAGCTGGGTTATAGACCTTCTTACCTTTTACTGTAGTTGTGAAGGTTGGTACACCATTAGGGAAGGCATCGGCATCAAAAGACAGGCGGACATACATGTAAGCAATACCACGGAGCCTGTGTGCCGAAGTCCACTTAGCAGACTCAGCTACAAGGTCAGTGTCCGCTAGTTGGTCAGGTGAGCCGAGGTGAGTGTTAATACGCACTTTACCTGCATACTGGCTGGGAGAGGTTACATTACCGCTACCGTCAATGGTTGCAATCTCATCGTTAATGTAAATGTCCTCAAAAGACTCTACCTCATGGCCAGCTACGGCAATGATACGATGAAGGAATTTGTTGTTAGTCCCCGTAGCTTCATCATAAACAACAGCCCCACCTACACGA